TATGACTTAGGTTTGAACCTAACTAGGAAGGACTTAGTTGAGGCTCACTCTATGGATAAGGAGGTAGAGGGCAGCATCCGGTCGTTGACTAAGAATGGGATGCTATACCAGTTTACTATGGGTGTAGAAGATGATCCTATGGAGCTGCTAGACAGGATTAGGTTCTTTGCTACAGCCTGTGAGTGTAAGTACATCTTCTTCGAACCTATCCAAGACTTAGGTTACAGTAAGCACGGTGATGGTACGCTTGAGCAGTTCCTGTCTGAGCTATCAACTAAGTTAGCTAGGCTGGCTACTGAACTGAACGTAGGTATCATAACGATTGCCCACGAGAATGACGAAGGTCAGATTAGAGACTGCCGTATGATAGGTAAGAGAGCCTCAGTGGTTGTCAAACTATCTAGGGATAAGTTCGCTGAGTCAGACACTGAGCGTAATACAACTACCTTAACTGTCATTAAGAACAGACCAGCAGGAACTACAGGTTTCGGAGGTCAGTTGCTATTCGATCCTGATAGCTTCACCCTGTCTGAGACATACCCTTCATCCTTTGAGGATTAAGAATATGACTAAGGTCGTAGCTATGGACATAGAAACAGACGACCTAGATGCTACCTGTATTTGGTGCATCTGCACTGAGGATGTTAAGACAGGTGAGCAGCATCAATTCACCTACGTTGACAAGTCAGAAGCTGAGAAGCAAAGGTTCACCGACTACTGTGCAACTGTTGATCGTTTCGTATTCCACAACGGCATTCAGTTTGATGTACCTGTAGTCAACAAACTACTTGGTCCTGTCATACCTGAGGCTAAGGTGCTAGACACTTTAGTAGTCAGTAGGTTCTTGAACTACGACAACGAACCAGTCAAAGGCGTCAAAGGTAGGCACAGCTTGGAGTACTGGGGTAGGCGGCTAGGCTTACACAAAGGTAACTTCAAAGACTTCTCAGACCTAAGCCACGAGATGTTAGACTACTGTAGGAATGACGTAGACATAACTGTTAGGCTCTACAAGAGGTTCCTACCTGAGTTGAATGCTCCAGGCTTAGACACAGAACACAGTATCCAAAGGCTGTGTCAGAAGATGCACGAGAATGGTTTCGACTTCAACAAAGAAGAAGCCTTAGTGTGTCTATCTGAAGTTCAATCTCGTATGGCTAACCTTGAAGCTAGGTTTCAAGTAGACTTCCCACCTAAATTGGAGGTAGTCAACGAACTAAAAGATAGGAGAAAGAAAGATGGTACGCCTGTCGCTTCTGTGCTTAAGGCTAGAAGTAGCTATCCTAAGACTGAGACTAAGGATGAGAAGCTGCTTTGTTACGATTGGGTCAAGTTTAAACCGGGCAGTCCGAAAGACAGAATAGAACGTCTTTGGGAAGCTGGCTGGAAACCTACCGAAAAAACTAAAGGACACATCCTCTACCTTAGAGATGGACAAGACATACCTGAGAAGGAAGAAAGGTTCAGAGTGTATGGTTGGATGTGTAACGAAACTAACTTAGCTACCCTACCAAGTACTGCTCCTGAGGGGGCTAAGGGACTGGCTGAGTGGCTAACCCTAGAAGGACGCAGGTCTTCCCTAGAGGAGTGGATAGGCTGCGAAGCTAGAACTAATGACGGTAGGATACACGGTAGGTTCCAACATATAGGTGCATGGACTGGCCGTATGGCTCACTCATCCCCCAACCAAGCCAACATCCCGGCTATGTTCCACGGTGAACCTAAGTCAGTTGTTGACCAAGTGAAGGACAAATATGATGGGAGATTACGATCTCTTTTTATGGTTCCTAGCGATTGTTATCTTGTTGGAACTGATGCTGAAGGCATCCAACTCAGGGTACTCGCTCATCTTATGAACTCAGAGGAGTATGTTGAGGCTATCGTATCAGGTAAGAAGGAGGACGAAACTGACATACATAATGTAAACCGCAAAGCCTTAGACATGAGCCACATAACTAGGGACATGGCTAAGACATTCATCTACGCTTTCCTCCTTGGAGCAGGCGTAGCTAAGATAGCTGAGATACTTAAGGTTAACACCAAAGAAGCTGGTCAGGCTGTTGAGAACTTCACTCAGTCTATCTCAGGCTTAGCTAAACTTAAGAATGAGATTGTTCCTGAGGCAGCAGCTAAAGGACACTTCATTGGACTAGACGGAAGGAAAGTTAAAACACCATCTCAGCATAAGACTCTAGCTGGTATGCTACAGAATGGTGAAGCAGTTGTGATGAAACACTCAGCACTGCTTTGGACTAAGCAGCTAGATGAAAGAGGCATAGACTACAAGTTAGTGACATGGCCTCACGATGAATGGCAAACGGAGGTCAGAGGTGACAGACAAACAGCCGAAACAGTTGGACTTATTCAGAGACTTTCGATTGAAACAACGGGAGATAAACTCAAAGTCTTCTGCCCTCTCGCAGGAAGCAGCGATATCGGAAGAAACTGGGGAGAAACACACTGAACCACTTGACACAGATAACCAAACATGATAAGACTTCCAATCTTAAACTAAATCCCACAATAGGAGACAGTACAGATGGGTAAGATTAACAAATCAGGTATCATTGAGGCTGAAATCTCATGGCCTAAACTCTTTGAGTTCAATAAGGACACTAAGTACAAGCCAGATGGTGAGTACTCCTGTGTAGCTACGTTCTCAGAGGATCAGAAGAAGAAGCTGTTGGACACTGCGGTTCCAGCCAGTAGAATTAAAGACCTGGGGAATGGTTCCTATCAGCTTACGTTCAGACGACCTCACAATAAACCTAACTGGGAAGGTTGGTCGCCTCAGCCTCGTGTATTCGATCATAAGGCTGCTGAGATTAGAATGAAGGCTGAAGAGAGTGCTGAGATTGGTCAGTACATTCAACCTTGGAACCCCCAAGATGATGGTCTAATCGGTAACGGCACTAAAGCTAAGATCAAATACTCTGTGTATAAGGGAGACAACTCCTTGTACGAGAGCATCACACTGGAAGCTGTAGGTGTACTTGATCTAGTGTCTTTCAAACCTGAAGGTGGTTCTAGCTCAGGCGTTAGTTTCTAGGGTACCTAACCTGTGTAGGGGGTAACTAAAACAGGCTCAAGCCTACACCTTGGGTCTACCTTAGAACAGAAAGATAGTTAGATGACAGACTATGTTAAACTGCTAACTGAATTTGAAGGTTGTTGGAATGTAATAACTGAACTAGAAGACTTATCTGAATTGGTAGATGGTTTAGGTGAAACTTTTGCAGCATCCAAGATAGATAAGATCATTAAAGATTACGATGTTTCCTTCGACATCTTCTTTAGAAAACTGGAGGACCACTTCTCAGACTTAGTTGACGGACCTCTTCCAGAAACATTTTATGATGATGAGGAGGCGAGTTATGACTCAGAAGGAAATAACAACTTTAGTCGGTGATATCTATTCAGTTGTAAAAGGCAAAGGTGGTTGGCACAACTACATAGCCAGTATGCTAGGCAAAGAAATAACTGAGCTTTCTAATTCTAGGTTTTCTAAACCTGAGGCTTACCGTTCTAGGTTGTCTATGTCAGGTATTGGTACACCATGTAAGAGAAAACTTTGGTACAAGATTAACGAACCAAGGGAGGCTACCGGCAATAAAGGTAGTGACCTACTTAAATTCTTCTTTGGTGATGTAATTGAATCTTTAGTTCTTAACTTAGCTAAGGCTGCTGGACACACTGTAACAGGTGAGCAGACTAAGATGGAACTCTACGGAGTCAGAGGGCATAGGGATGCTGTCATAGATGGTATGACTGTCGATGTTAAGTCAGCTTCTCCTTTCTCCTTCCAGAAGTTTAAGAAGGGACAGCTAAGAGAACAAGACAGCTTTGGTTATATCTCTCAGCTTTCTTCTTATGTAGCAGCAGCTAAGGATGACCCAGAAGTTACAGACAAAACTAATGGTGCCTTCTTAGTTGTAGATAAAGTCTCAGGTGAAATCCTGTTGGACGTGCATGACTTCAGTAAGGACATTGAGAATAAGCCTAAGGAGATTGATGGCATCAAGGCTATGGTGGCTGCTCCATTCCCTCCGGGTCGCCTTGATCCTGTACCTCAGTACAGAGACAGTGCCAACCTGAAGCTATGCTCTACATGCAACTACTGTGAGTTCAAGAAGGTGTGCTGGCCTGAGCTTAGGTCGTTTGTGTACGCTTCAGGTCTTCAGCATCTGGTCAAAGTAGAACAAGAACCTAGAGTTCCTGAGTATCTTCCTAATGACCTACAGTTTTAGACCCAAGAGAAGACGTAAGCCTACCAACAAGAAAAGTCTAGGTAAGTTTAGGTCAGGTCTTGAGGCTAACAATGCTACCTTCTTAAAGAACAAGAGGATCGACTACCAGTATGAGTCAGTAAGGATAGAGTGGGTTATCTCACATAAGTATCTTCCTGACTTCATACTACCTAATGGTATCGTAATTGAAACCAAAGGTAGGTTTGTGTCAGCAGACAGGAGGAAGCATCTCCAGATTAAGAAGCAGCACCCTGAGATAGACATTAGATTTGTCTTCAGCAATAGCAAGGCTAAGCTATACAAAGGTAGTAAGTCTACCTACGCTGATTGGTGTATCAAGAACGACTTTAAGTTCGATGACAAACTCATACCAACAGCTTGGCTAAAGGAGGAAACTAATGAAGCATCTCTTAATTCACTGGGTTGTAGATGGTCCTTACGTTAACCCTGACAAAGAAGAAGGTGGTTATATAAACCTTTGTAGAATTGAGGATTCAACTACCAACATTGCAGAAGTTGAGGTTCACTACGAAACGTATGATGATGCACTCGAACCTGTCATACATTTTACAAAGAGCATTGAACCTTTAAACCTTATTTGTTTGGACCCTGACAACCTTATGAAAACTATTGAGGATGAAGAGGATGAGACATGACATAGCTGAGCTTGCTAGAGTACTTAGTTTAAGCTACAGTTTAGAAGACATAACAGAGATATCTGATATCGAAGAAGAAGCAATCGTTAGGCTCCTAATCTTTGAAGGGTTGATCGACTTGGAGGATTACTTCAGTGACAACGATTACCTAAACGAAGAGGAGGATAACTAAATGGCTCATGCTAACCCTGAGGATACAAAAGCCTACAACAAAGCCTACTATGAAAAGAACAAGGAGGAGCTTAGAGCCAAGAACAAAGCCTACAGAGAAAAGATCAAGGAGAGGCTTAAAACCTACAGCAAAGCCTACTATGAAAAGAACAAGGAGGAGCTTAACGCCAAGAACAAAGCCTACCGAGAGAAGAATAAGGAGAGGCTTAAAGCCTACAGAGAAAAGAATAAGGAGAAGATCAGAGCCTACACTAAAAAGTACAAGGAGAAGCATTATGCCAATCAATTAAAAAGATTGTATGGCATAGGGTTACATGAGTACAACCTTATGCTTACTGAGCAAAAGGGTAAGTGTGCTTGCTGCGGCATTCACCAAAATGAGTTAACTAGAAATTTTGCTGTTGACCACGATCACGATACTGGGTTAATAAGAGGTTTGCTTTGTGGTAACTGCAACACAGCTATCGGAAAATTAGGTGACAACATTGAAGGTCTTATGAGGGCTTTAAACTATCTTGAGAAACATGAACTAACAAAGGAAAGAAAAACAAATGAGCATGTCGTACAAGTCAAACCTAAACCCAATGTTCAGGTCAAAGTTCAGCGAGGACATCTTCAATCACAAGTACCGACATGAAGGTTGTGAGACTTGGGAAGCCCTAGCTAAGACCCTAGTGGATGACGTATGTGGTGACCTAATGACTAGGGATGAATGCACAGACCTAGCTAAGGCTATCACTGACATGAAGTTCATCCCCGGTGGTAGGTATCTGTACTACGCAGGAAGACAAAATAAGTTCTTCAATAACTGTTACCTACTTAAGGCAGAAGAAGACAGCAGACAAGACTGGGCTAACCTAAGCTGGAAGTCTGAGTCATGCCTTATGACAGGTGGTGGTATTGGTGTAGACTACAGTGTGTACCGACATGAAGGCGCACCCATCCAACGTACAGGGGGTCAGGCTTCTGGTCCTATCCCTAAGATGCAGATGATTAACGAGATAGGTCGTAGGGTTATGCAAGGTGGTAGCCGCAGGTCAGCTATCTATGCTTCCCTCAACTGGAAACACCAAGACATAAATAACTTCCTAAGTTCTAAGGACTGGGGTAGTATGCCAGTAGGTAACACAGGTAAGTCTCTGTGGGATATTAAGCAGGATGACTTCAACTTCCCTGCACCTATGGATATGACTAACATTAGTGTCAACTACGATACTGAGTGGCTGCTGAACTACTACGAAACAGGGCAAGTAGGTAAGGTCTTTGAGGAGAACGTACTACAGGCTATGAAGACTGCTGAGCCTGGGTTTAGCTTCAACTTCTTCGACAAGGAAAATGAAACCCTACGGAACGCCTGTACTGAAGTGACCAGCGCTGATGACAGTGACGTATGCAATCTAGGTTCTCTTAACTTTGGTAGGATCGAAAGCCTATCTGAGTTGTCTGATCTAGTTGGACTATCAACTAAGTTCCTCATCTGTGGCACACTCAAAGCCCACCTACCGTATGAGAAGGTACATGAAACACGAGAAAAAAACAGACGACTGGGCTTGGGTTTTATGGGAGTACACGAATGGCTCATTAAGAGAAACTACAAGTATGAGGTTACGCAGGAGCTTCATTCGTGGTTGTCAGTATATAAAGGAGTCAGTGACAAAGTATCTAAGGCGTTTGCTGAAGAGCTATCTGTATCTACTCCCGTGGCTAACAGGGCTATTGCTCCAACTGGTAGTATTGGTATTCTTGCTGGTACATCTACCGGAGTAGAACCTATCTTTGCTGTAGCCTACAAGCGTAGATACCTCAAAGGAACTAACCGCTGGGTCTATCAGTACGTTGTTGACTCGGCAGCACAGGAACTCATTGACCTGTACGGAGCCAACCCTGAGAGCGTTGAGTCAGCCCTTGACTTAGCTTCTGACTACGAACGTCGTATGAGCTTCCAAGCTGACGTTCAGGACTACGTTGATATG